CAGCGATAGCGGGAAGCCTTGGCGTCGGAGTCGCAACGCTGAGCCGGTGGATTGCAGCCGATCCGGAACGTTCCGCGCGCGTGCGCGAGGCTCGTATTGCTGCAGCCCGTACTTTTGACGAAATGGCAGAGGCTGAATTGCGTGCTGCCGCTGATCCTTTCGGCTTGGCAAAAGCGCGAGAGCTTGCATCGCATTACCGCTGGAAGGCATCTAAGTCAAACCCGCGTGAGTACGGCGACAAGCTGGAGATTGACCAAAAGACAACCCTCACAGACCTCACGGAAGAACAGATCAATGCAAGGCTTGCCCGACTCATTAACGCGAGCGGAGAAGCTGGAGTTGTTGGCGCTGCTGGAGGAAAAGAAGCGGCGTAAAGAGGGCAACCAGCTGCAGGCGTATCACGCATACGCCAAGCAAGCTGAGTTCCACGCCAAGGGGGCAAGCTACCGCGAGCGTCTTTTGATGGCTGGCAATCAGCTTGGCAAGACGTGGAGCGCAGGCTTTGAGACCGCGATGCACCTCACCGGGCGCTATCCCGATTGGTGGAAGGGCCGGGTCTTTGAGAAGCAAGTGATGGCTTGGGCCGCTGGTGTCACTGGAGAGGTGACGCGAGACACCGCGCAACGTGTGCTGTTGGGCCGGTTTAACTCGATTGGTACGGGCGCAATCCCTAGGGATGCGATCAAGTCCAAGACGATGAAGCGCGGCGTTGCTGATGCTGTCGATACGGTCGTTGTGACGTTCGGCGGTGGTGGCGATGTGCAGGCCGGAGAAAGCCTGATCGGGTTCAAGAGCTACGACCAAGGGCGCGAGAAGTTCCAGGGCGAAACGCTCGACGTGGTTTGGTTGGACGAAGAACCAGACGAAGACATTTACACCGAGGCCCTGACCCGCACCAATGCGACAGGCGGCATGGTTTACATGACCTTCACGCCGCTCAAGGGCATGACGGGCACGGTCAAGCGATTCCTGATCGACAAGCCTTCGGGTACATGCGTCACAACGATGACGATTGAAGACGCGGAGCATTACACGCCAGAGCAGCGGGCGGCAATCATTGCCAGCTATCCGGCGCACGAGCGCGAAGCCCGCACAAAGGGCATCCCAACGCTGGGTAGTGGGCGCATCTTCCCTGTGGCTGACGAAGTGATCAGCATCGCGCCGTTTGAGATTCCGCACCATTGGCCGCAAATTGGCGGGCTCGATTTCGGTTGGGATCACCCAAGCGCAGCCAGCCGCCTAGCGTGGGATCGTGAGAACGATGTGATCTACGTCACATCGGCACATCGGCAGAAAGAGCAGACGCCCTTGCTGTTTGCGTCCACTGTGAAGCCTTGGGGAGATTGGCTCCCTTGGGCGTGGCCGCATGACGGACTTCAGCACGACAAAGGCTCAGGCCAAGCGCTGCGCGATCAGTACGCCGCCCAAGGGCTTGCAATGCTGGAGGACAAGGCAACCCATCCACCCGCCGATGGCGAGAAAGAAGGCACAGGCGGGAATGGTGTCGAAGCTGGGCTGGTGGAAATGCTGGACCGGATGCAGACAGGCCGGTGGAAGGTCTTTAGCAACCTGACCGATTGGTTTGAAGAGTTCCGCATGTACCACCGCAAGGACGGCAAGGTGGTGAAGCTGGATGACGACTTGATTTCCTCTTCGCGCTACGCATACATGATGCGCCGCTTTGCCATCACCAAGCCAGCCAAGACCAAGCCCATTGTTTACAAGCGAAAGATGCTCGCATGACTGAGATTCACACATACGCGGACGGCACGCAGCGTGTCGGCTCGCCCCCATTCCCAAAGCTGTCGCCCAAGGAAGAGCAAGAAGCAAAGCTGCGCGGCGAACCTGCCGAGCCAGTGCAAGAGCCCGCACGCCGTGGCCGTCCACCCAAGACTAAGGATGCTGACTGATGGCCAAGATGACAGACGACGCACTGCTCAAGCATCTGCAGTCCAACGAGGACGATGGCGCGCAGTACGTTGAGGCTGTCGGCTATTCTCGACTGGCATCGATGCGCGAGTATTACCGGGAGCCCTATCCCGGTGATGAAGAGTTAGACGGCTGGTCGCAGATCGTCACGTCTGAGGCGCAAGACACCGTTGAATGGATCTTGCCTGAGCTGCTGGATGTGTTCACCACCAGCGACGAGGCAGTGGTGTTTGAGCCTACATCGCCGGAGGATGTGGATGGGGCAAAGCAAGCCACCGACACATGCAATTACGTTTTCTACAAGCAGAACAACGGTTTCCTGAACCTTTACACGGCGTTCAAGGATGCACTGATTGCGCAGAACTGCGCAGTGATGTGGCGCACGGTGAAAGAGCAAGTGCGCGAGGTGCAAGACGTGAAGGCTGCGCCGGTCGAAGTGCTGGCGATGCTGGAGGCCGAGGGCTACGAAATTGAGGCCGCTGAGCCCATCATGGGCGCAATGGTGCCCTTGTTCGATGCCAAGGTAGCCAAGACCCGCGAAAAGAAAAAGATCGCTGTGGAGGCTTTCCCGCCTGAGCAGATGATTATCAAAAAGGGGTGGACTTCGCCCCTGTTGTCTGATTGCCCGTATGTTGCCCGGGTGATGCCTGTCACGCTGTCCGACTTGAAGCAAATGGGCTTTAAAGATGTGACTGCTGCCGAGCTTCGCGCATCGCAGGACGCCATGCCGGATGGTCTGGAGGAGGACTACCGGATCACGCGCACCGATGGCGGGTTCACGCACGAAGACGACAACGTAGACACTGAGGACGAGAGCCTCGCAACCGGCTGGCTGCGCATCGAGTACGTACTGGTGGACTTTGACGGTGATGGTGTTGCAGAGCGCCGGATCATCCATCGATTGGCAGACAAGATCCTCGAAAACGAGGAGACCGATCAAGTCCAGATCGCCACGACGAGCCCGATCATCAACACGCACCGCTGGGACGGCATGTCCATTGCAGAGGTGGTGTCGGACATTCAGCGCCTCAAAACCGACTTGACGCGCTCCATGGTCAATGCGGCCAACCTGGCTGTGAACCCGCGCAAAACGGTGCTGGTTGATTCCAACGGCGGGCCGTATGCCGACATGGATGATTTGTTGGACTACCGTGTAGGCGGTATCACGCGAATCACCCGCGCTGACGCTCTCGGGGTGGAAGCGACTCCCTTCAACGCGGCGAACATCCTCCCTGTGCTGGCCTATGTGGACGACATGGCTGAGAAGCGGACAGGCGTATCAAAGCAGCAGCAGGGGCTGGACTCCAACGCATTGCGCAACGACCGCACCGCGGCTGAAGTGATGATGACGGCCAACGCCGCAAAGCAGCGCGTGAAGTTGATCGCCCGCATCTTTGCCGAGACGCTGGTGAAGCCTGTTTTCTTGGGCATTCTCAAGCTCTTGACCGCTGGCGAGATGGAGCCGCTCGCTTTCCGTCTGCGCGGCAAGTTCGTAAAGTACGACCCCAACGAATGGCGGGATCAGTACGACATGACAGTGAATGTCGGTCTGGGCACTGGTGACAAGCAGCAGCAGATCGCTTTCTTCACGCAATTGCTGCAGATGCAGATGGGCCTTGCCCAATCGCCGTTTGGTCAGCTGATGATCGACCCGCAAAAGATCTACAACACCCACGCAAAGATCGTGGAGTTGGGTGGTCAAAAGAACGTGGGCGACTTCATCGGCAACCCAGAAGGCAAGCAGATGCCGCCACAGCAGCCGCCACCACAGATCGCCATTGAGCAATCCAAGATGCAGCAGGCCATGCAGGGCAAGCAGATGGAAATGCAATATAAGGCGCAGGCCGACGAGATGGACCGGCAGCTGCAGGCGCAGCTTGAGATGGTGCGACAGCAGGCACAACAGCAGACCGACTCCAACCGCCAGGCCATGGAAGCGCAGATGCACCGCATGAAGCTGGACCAAGAGGCGCAGCTAGATGCTTTGAAGGCTCAGTATGAAGACCAGCGCCATCAGCGTGAAATGGCGTTCCAGCGGTGGAAGGCAGAGCTAGACGCGGCGACCAAGATCAAGGTTGCCGACTTGGGCAATCAGATGAACATGCCCGACATGGCAACCATGGCCGCAACGGCTGAGATTGGCAGGGAGGTGCAGCCATGACCGACCACGAGCTGGCCAAACAGGGCGACGACGCCCGCCAGGTGCTCGCCAATCCAGCCTTCCAAAAGGCTATGGCGCAACTGCATGAACTGGCGCACCTGGCCTTCAAGAAGACCGACCTGCGCGATGCGGAGGGTTTGAAGATCGCCCGCCAGTTCGCAGCAGTAACTGACGACTTCGAAGCCATCATGAAGCGCATGGTGGAAGGCGGCAAGCTCGCCCAGATCAATTTGGACAAACACAGAGATGAAAGCGCAGCCAAGAGGATGGCGCGCAGGGTTTTCCGGTAGTCACCTGCCATTCATTGGGCGATAGACACGCCCCTCGACCCGCCCATGGTGACATGTGGGCGGGTTTTCTTTTTTAGGAGCATCTAATGGACGGACAAGCCGAACTGGCCCCGGTCTCTGCTGATGAAGTGGCTCAGTTCCTTATCGACAACCCCGGCGCAGACGGGACCGATGATTACGAGGAATTGGAGCCGACCGATGAATCCCCCTCTGACGAGGATACGGACGAATCGGAAACCGATGACGACAGCCCGGATGATGCCGACGAAGAGTCGGATAAGCAGCCCGATCCGACAAGCGGTCGTAAATTTAAAGTCACAGTCAAGGGAGAAGACGGTGCGGACCTCGAAACAGAGGTTGACGAAAAAGAACTTGTAGCAGGCTACCAACGTCATTCCGATTACACCCGGAAGGCACAGGCGCTTGCGCAGCGAGAAGAGCAAGCGACAGAGATTGTCCGGGCCAAAGTAACAGAAGCCCAGACGCACTTTGTCCAAAAAGCGCAAATGGCCGAAGCGCTTGTGGCTCGTCTTGCTGGATTACGCAGTCCCGAAGAAATGCTGGAGTTGTCGCGCGCCGACCCTGCGATGTATGTCGCAGAGCAAGCCCGACAGCAGCAGGTGCACAGCATGATTGCTGGCCTGCAAAACCAATGGCAGCAAGAGCAGTTCCGGCAGCAGCAGGAGCAGCAAGCAGCCATGCAGCAGAGCTTCGCCCGGTGCTGGGGTGTGCTGGGGAAGAAGGGCATCGACAAGCCCAAGCTGCAGCACATCTTTGAAACGGTTGCCAAAGACTACGGCATTGCTCAGGACCGCTTTGCGACCCTGAACGATCCCGCCGTGGTGATGGTGATGCGTGACGCTGTGGCTTATCGGGAACTGCAAAAGAAAAAGTCTGAGGTCACACACAAGGCAACGGCTGCGCCGCGCCTGCCTCAGAAGCAATCCGTGCCCCGCGATGCGCCCGACAAAAAGCGCGTAGAGCGGCTTCGTACCGGCAGAGGTTCGCGTGACGACCTGGCCGCATTCATCGCACAACACAATTTGTAAGGAGGTCTGCAAATGGCAGTCCCAACCAATACCTACACCCGTTACACCGCAGCCACGAACGTCCGCGAAGACCTGGCCGACTTCATCGCCCGCCAAGACCCTGAGACGACCCCGATTGTCTCCAGCGCTGGCAAGGCCAAGGCCACGCAAACTTCGCACGAGTGGAACCGCGATGCGCTGCGCGCTCCCAATGCTGACAACGCCGCGATTGATGGCGACGACGCAGCCGCCACGGCCAAGACGCCTCCCGCACGAGTTGGCAATTACTGCCAAATCTTCCAAGACACGATCTTCACGTCTGGACGTGCTGAAGTGGTGGACAAGGCAGGCATGAAATCGGCCATGGCTTACCACAAGGCCAAGTCGTACAAAGAGCTGATGCGCGACATGGAAAAGATGGTCGTGTCCAACAACGTCGCGGTGCTGGGCTCTGGCGCAGCCGCTGCGAAGTCTGCTGGCCTTGGCCCGCTGATCTACACCAATGCCAACCACGGCGCGGGTGGTTCCACTGTTGCCCACACGTCCGGTTTCGCCACGGTCGCCCCAACGGCTGGCACCGCTCGCGCGTTCAGCAAGGCCATCTATGACGCCACTGTGCAGACTACGTACATCGCCGCAGGCAAGGTGCCCAAGGCTGTGTATATGTCGCCCGCACACAAGGCTCTGGCATCGACCTTCACCGGCATTGCGCAGAACCGCTACGAAGTGAAGGGCACCAGCCAAGGCGCAATCATCGGCGGCGCGGATGTGTATGTGTCCGACTTCGGTGCGATGACCCATGTACCCCACTACATGATGGCCGGTAGCACCAACGTGTTCGGTCTGGAACTGTCGGAAATCAAGGTGGCGTATCTGCGCCCCTTCATGTCCGAGAAGCTGGGCAAGAGCGGCGATAGCAACAAGGAGCAAATCCTGGTTGACGCCACTCTGCGCGTTGAGGCGGAAAAGGCTTGCTTCAAGATCGCTGACCTCTCGGGCGGCTAATCCATCACGCAGCAATCAAAGGGCTCCTTCGGGAGCCCTTTTTCATTGGGGGCCGCAATGGACTTCGGAAACTTTCGTATTGATGAGGGCGTGAACCCGCTCACTGGTATTCGCACACAGATCCACTTTGAAGGCGAGCAAGTGGTGGTGCAAAAGACCTTCGACGCCGAGCCGTACCTGCAACGTGTCGAAGAGATGCGCGCCCGCAACGAGGGCAAGCGCTGGGGCGAAGGGAAAGAGGTTGGCGTCCTTCCCCCTTGGGCGCACCAGCGGATTTCACAGATCGAGGATGACGCCGAACGCGAGCGCGCCACGAAGCTGTTTTTCCGTGAGAACCCAGCATTCCTCGCGTATGACGCGTACCTGAAATGAACTGGGGCAAGCTCAAAGCCGCTGTGGCGGCATATACGCATCGCGCCGACCTGGATACGATGCTGCCTACCTTTCTGGAACTTGCCGAGCAGCGTATCTACATCGGTGAACTCAACGCGCCAAAGGTCCGTTGCGCTGCCATGCGGCAATTTGCCACCATCTCCAATGGCGTGCGCCCCGCTGGTTTTTTGGAAGCCATCAAGGTGGCCGAAACGGGCAGTCCAGACAAGCCGCTGCTGTACCGCCCGCTAGATCAGATGCCACGCGAATATCGCGCCTATACATGGGACGGCGACACGTTGGTGCTGTCACAGGATCAGTCCTTCCCGGTGGACTTGACCTATTACGCCCGCCTTGCCACTCCGGTGGATGACACGGACGAAAACTGGCTCATGGCAAACGCGCCAGGCGTCTACCTCGCTTCGCTTTTGGTGGAGGCGTATCGCTGGGCTGTGGATGACGCAGCAGCAGCCCGAGAAGCTGCCAACTATGCCAGCGCTGCGAACTCACTCAACAGCCAAGAGAAGGCCGCAAAGATCAGCGGTTCGCCTTTGGTGGCACAACACAGGGGCCATTAATGACCGTCGAAACCGCAACATACATCAGCCAGCTTGATACCACGCTGCCCACCGCTGCCGACCTCATCAGCGAAGGCGACGACCACATCCGGCTGACACAGACTGTCCTCACAACGCAGTTTCCCAACTTTGGCACCACGGCTGTCGCTGCCTCTGCAACCGAGCTGAACTACTGCGTAGGCGTCACCTCTGCCATACAGCCCCAGTTCACCGCTAAGGCGAACAAGGCAGGCGAAACCTACACCGGGGCGCACAACTACTCCGGTGCTTCTGGCGTCACGCTTCCTGCCGCAACCACGATTGGCGCGGTCACTGCGGCTGAACTGCTGCGCCTGGCTGGTGTTACCTCACCGCTGCAAACGCAGATTGATGCGAAGGGCGCGATTGCTGGGCAGACGTGGGCGGGCTCGCACAACTACACCGGGGCGACGATCACTGTCCCCACCGCAACCGCAGGCGATGCCACGAACAACGCCGCATCCACTGCGTTCGTATCTGCCACGGCGTTCTCTGCCGCGCTGCCAGGTCAAGCGGGCAACGCTAACAAGTTTGTCCGCACAAATGGAACAACCGCCTCGTGGTCTGACTTGGTGGATTTGCCACTGGTGATCAGCACCAACACTGCCGCAGTGGTCTGCCGCACTTACATCATCACTGCAGCGCTCACCCTGACTCTGCCCGCATCTCCAGCGAACGGGGGGTGGGTGGAGTTCGTCAACTTTAGCGGCCTGATCACGCCTGTCGTGGCGCGCAACGGCAACAACATCCAAGGGCTTGCCGAGGATATGACTATCAACACACTGAACGCAGCGATTCGACTGACGTTCGTTACCGGGCAAGGCTGGATCATCAAATGAGCAATCTTTCTCAGTTTTTCAGCGGCGGCGGTGGTGGTGTTCCTGAGCAGCGCGTTTTCACCGCCTCTGGGAGCTTCGTCACGCCACTCGCTGGCAAGTATCTGGTCACAGCCATTGGCGGCGGCGCTGGTGGCTTGAACACAGGTCGCGGCGGCGGTGGTGGTGGCTTTGCTCGGAAGCTGGTCACGCTCGCATCTGGGGTAACGATCACTATCACTGTGGGCGCTGGTGGCGCGGCCAACGGTGGTGCGGGTGGTACTTCATCTGCCACAGCCACGGGCCTGAGCATCACTGCTACAGGTGGAACCACAACCGCTGGCGGCACTGGCACAGGCGGCGACCGTAACCACACGGGCGGCACATCGGGCAATGCCACTGCAAGCGGTGGTGGCAACTGTGCTGTGTATGGCGTGGCCTACACATCAGCCGCAAACGCTGGATCTGGTGGGGCTGGTGTGGGGGGTAACTCCGTCGCGGCTGACTCACAGGGCGGCGGCTCCTTTGGCCCTGGTCTGGGCAACTTCACGGTGGTACCCAACAACGGCGCAGGGCCGACAGTCGCTGGCCGATTTCTGCTGCCTATGGGCCGGGGCGGCGCGGCTGTTGGGGGAACTGCAAACATAGATGGAGAGCCAGGCGGCGGCGGTGGGCGCAATGGCAACGGTGGGTTGTTTGCCGGTGGTGGCGGGAACAGTGCTGCTGCCGCTGCTGGATCTGGTGGCCCGTTCGGCGGCGGTGGTGGTGGTGCCAACGGCGGAACCGGTGGTGTCGGTGGTGTGGGCTGCGTGATCGTTGAATATTTCGTATCGTGAGGCAGGCCATGCGTTACGAAATCCTCGAAAACGGCGTGGTGGACAACACCATCATTGCATCGCCTGATTTCATGGCGTCCAACTTTGAACCGGGCACCTACCGCGAAACGGTAGAGCCAGTGGCCCCGCCATCGTTTGGCATCCTGCAGCGCATTCAAGACCTTGAACGCGCACAAATGATGCCCCGCATCACCCGCGAAACCATCTTGTCGCTTGCAGAGGAACGCGCCGCAGCATTGGGACTGACGCAAGCCCAGTTGCTCGCTAAGAACCGGGGCTATGCAGCCTTGAAGGCATTCGACCTCGAAATCGCAGCACTGAGGGCGCAGCTATGACGTTCGTCTTGTGGCCTCTGGCCGGTGTGCTGTTGCTCTGGACCCTCTGGGTCTTTTTTTTGGCCGTGATGACGCTCAAGCGTGCAAAAGACGCGGGAAAGCTGGGCTTCTGGTCAAAGGTGTTTGGCTATCCCGTCCTGTTCATCGGGCTGGCGCTGGACTTCCTCGCCAATGTCCTGGTGCTGACCGTCCTGCTGTGTGAACTTCCCCGCGAAGGCACCGTAACCAGCCGGTTAAAGCGCCACAACGCCACCTCGAAAGGCTGGCGCAAGGCTGTTGCAGTGTGGGCAGAGCCTTTGCTTGACCCATACGACCCAAGCGGGGATCACATCTGATGCCGATCATCACGATCCCCATGGCGGGGCAGTACGGCGTCATCAAAGACCAACCCCCGCACGAACTGCCGATCAATGCGTGGTCTGACGCCTCAAACATCCGTTTCCGCGAAAACGGGGCCGAGCGCTTCAAAGGTGAAAAGCAGCTCTTTGACACGCCCGTAGTTACGCCGTACTGGCTTCAAGGCTACAACCAAGGCGGCAAGCGCTGGTTCATCCATGCCGGTACGTCTGCGATCTACGCTGATGACGGCACTTCCCGCTCCAACATCACCCCCTCATCTGCTCCGACAGGTGGGGTCGATGACCGCTGGACAGGTGGTGTTCTGAATGGCGTGCTGGTGGCGAACAACGGTGTGAACATCCCCGTAGGCTGGGGTGGCACTGATGTAGCAACCAACCTCACCGCATGGCCAACTACGACCCGTGTAGGGTCCCTGCGGCCATACAAGAACGTGCTGGTCGGTCTGGACGTGACCAAAAACGTAGGCACAACGAACAATCGCTTCCCGCACATGGTCAAGTGGTCTGACCCTGCCGTGCCGGGTGCGCTGCCATCGTCGTATGACGAAACGGATCTGACCAAGAACGCGGGCGAAATCGACCTGGCAGAAGATCCCTCTTTGATGGTGGATCAGCTGCCCCTTGCAGATGCGAACATCATCTACAAAGAGTCGTCCATGTGGAGCATGGTGCCCACTGGCAATGAGCAGGTTTTCCGCTTTCAGCGGTTGCCGGGCTCTGTCGGTGCTTTGGCGCGTGGTTGCATTGTCAACACCGATGTAGGCCATGTAGTTCTGACCCCGGGTGATGTGGTCGTACACAACGGCCAAGGGCCAAAGTCGATCATCACCGCAGTGCTCCGCAAGTGGATCTTTAACCAGATCGACAGTACCAACCGCAAGCGCGCATTCCTCACGACCAACCCTGCAGCCAATGAAGTGTGGGTGTGCTTCCCTGAGCTCGGAAAGCAGGCTTGCACCATGGCCGCGGTGTGGAACTGGACCACTGGAGCATGGGCAATTCGCCCGCTCAATAACGTGACGTATGGCGCTGTGGGTCAGATTGACTACAACATCATTTCCACATGGGCGGCGAATGGCGATACGTGGAACGACGCCACTACCGCATGGAATCAGGACGAACTGAGCCCGGCTCAGTCTCGTTTGCTCAC